CGTAAGGGTGTAATCAAGAATGTTGTTAAACTTGCGTTTAATCCTAATAAAGCTCATAGAGATCAACTCTACAGCAAAGATATTAACCCAGTAATGAGTCAAGTAGGTCAAGGAATTGTACTATTTGGTGATAAAACAGGACTTGGTTTAACTTCAGCATTTGACAGATTAAATGTACGAAGACTGTTTATCTCGGTTGAAAAGGCGATTGCTAATGCAGCTCAAACATTCTTGTTTGAATTAAACGACGAATTTTCTCAAACACAGTTTAAGAATATCGTTGAACCTTTCCTAAGAGAAATTCAAGGACGAAGAGGTATAATTGACTTTAGAGTTATTGCTGACGCTACTGTTAATACTCCTGCGGTAATTGATCAAGGTAAATTTAAAGCTAATATCTTTATTAAACCGGCCCGTTCAATTAACGTTATTGAATTAACCTTTGTGGCAACACGAAGTGGGATTGAGTTTGAAGAAATTGTCGGCTCAATCGGTTAATAAATAATATAAAAGGAGAATACGAACATGGCATTTAACATTAACGAATTTAAGTCACAGCTTACTGGTGGCGGTGCCCGTCCTAGTCTGTTCCAAGTTCAAATTCTTAACCCTGTTGCTCCTGAAGCAGACTTTAAAGTTCCATTCATGGTACGAGCTGCTGGTTTACCAGCCTCTACCGTGGGTTCTTTTAATGCTAACTACTTCGGAAGACAGATTAAGTACGCAGGTGATAGAACATTTGCAGATTGGACAGTAACTTGTATTAATGACGAAGATTTCGTAGTTAGAAATGGTATGGAAGCGTGGATGAATGCTATCAATACACACGATAGCAACCTACGTGCTTTACCACAAGATTACAAATCAAACGGAATTATAACACAGTACAGTAAAGATGGTGACGCAATTAGAACTTACGTCTTTGAAGGAATGTATCCAACCCAAGTAGACCAGATTACTATGGACTGGGGCACAACTGATCAGATCGAAGAATTTACGGTCAACTTCAGTTATGACTTCTGGCGAGTAGAGGGCGCTACTGGAATTCCTACAACCTAAATTAGGTAATATAATATGAAATTATTTGGCTTTGAAATATCGAGGCCACAGGACGAGAGTAACAAAGATGTTGCATCGTTCGTGGCCCCACAAAATGATGATGGTGCAATTACCGTTAGTGGTAATTCACTTGGTGGTTTTTATAGTACTATACTTGATATGGAAGGTGCAGCTAAGTCTGAATCTGAACTTATCACAAAGTATAGAAATATGGCCATGCAACCTGAAATTGCACAGGCAATTGACGACGTAGTTAACGAAGCTATATCTGTTGATGTAGATGAAAGCGTTGTTAAGGTTACTTTAGGTGAGGCTGATTTACCTGATAAAGTAAAAGAGCGAATTGTAGAAGAATTTGACAACGTATTGGCTATGATGGACATAGCTAATAACGGTTATGATATGTTTCAGAAGTTCTATGTTGATGGTAGATTAAACTATCACATAGTAATTAATCCTAAGGATTTAAAAAAGGGTATCATAGAATTAAGATACTGTGATCCTAGAAAACTGAAACTAATTCGTGAAGTAGACAAAAAGAGTAAGGATCCTCATAGTGGAGTCCCTACTAAAAAGATTAAGAATGAGTATTATATGTACTCAGAAAGTGGGTTTGGTTCTAATAAGTCTGGCGGAGACGGATCTACATCAGGCTTTAAGATTACTAAGGATAGTATAGCTAGAGTAACATCTGGCATGATGAATGAAAATAATAGTTTAGTATTATCTCATTTACATCCTGCGATCAAGCCATTAAACCAACTACGTATGTTAGAAGATGCTACTGTTATTTACACATTAACAAGAGCACCTGAAAGAAGAATTTTTTATATTGATGTCGGTAACTTACCGAAGGCGAAAGCAGAACAGTATCTTAGAGATATGATGACTCGCCATAAGAATAAGTTACAATATAATTCGTCAACTGGTGAGATTAATGATTCTCGCAAGATGATGACAATGACTGAAGATTTTTGGTTCCCACGAAGAGGTGGTGAACGAACAACTGAAGTTGATACACTTGCAGGAGGCTCAGCCGCCGGTTTAAGTGATGATACAAACATGTTGTACTTCCAACGTAAATTATACAAAGCGTTGAAAGTACCTTTAACACGTTTAGAGCCAGAGAGTCAAGCGACCTTTGGTAGAGCTTCAGAAATTACACGTGATGAACTTAAGTTTGGTAAGTTTATCAAAAGAATTAGATCACGTTTTTCTTGGTTATTTACTACTATCCTAGAAAAACAGTTAGTTTTAAAAGGTGTTTTGACACCTGAAGAATTTGATGCTATACGTAATGATATTCGATACGAATTTGCTAGAGATAATTATTACGATGAGCTGAAGCAATCTGAAATACTACGTGAGCGTATGACTACACTCAGAGATATTGAAGATAATATTGGAAAGTATTATTCTAGAGAATGGGTTATTAGAAACATTCTTCAGATGACAGAAGAAGAATTTATAGAAATGACTGATCAGATGGAAAAGGAAAAGATGGAAGCTCCTTCTGATGATGAAGGAGAAGATGATACTTCTTTCTAGAGACGAATTTAAATTGATAATAAATATAGATTAGATAAGATTAAATAGGGACTAAATATGAAAAACTTTAAAGACCTGCTTTCAGAGGTGGCGCAACCAAAATCGCCAGAAGAGAAAGCATTTAAAGATCAGCATAAGATTGAGTTGATAAAACACCCGGTCGCGCCTGACCATGTTCATACTGGAGAAATTCCAGGTGTAACAAAGAAGAAAAGGCCTGCTGACCAAGAAGGTGACGACAACTACGATCAAGCATACGACAAGGCACAGAAAAAGAAAGTTTTTAAAATGCCTCGTAATATAGACGAATCTGAAGAGTCAGGAATCGAACGTTTCTCTGATAGAGAAGTTAAGATGGCAATCGGTATTGCTTCTGATAAGAGATACGCTGGTGGTAATTATTCAGGTGCTGTTGAAGCGATCAACAAACTTGCAAAAGGTTTATCTAGACACCCTCAAGTTGCAGCAGTGCTTAAGCGTCAAAACGAAAGCAATTCAATTTCATTTAAAAGTTTAATGAGCAAAGTATCTCATTCAGAAGATCTTCTGGAAAGTCCCCAAGAAGAAGTCTCAATGATGATGAAGCAACTCAACTTTATATGTTACGCTTCTGAAGAAATCCAAGAGTATTTAGAAATTGACGGTTTGGATCCAGAAGAATGGTGGCAGTCAAAATTAGCACAAGTATTCAGTCAAGTAAAATCCCTATACGCTTATGCTAAAGGAAACGAAATCACAAACAAAGCAATCGACTTAGACAAAGACGACGACGATGTTGAAGGCGATGATGATGCAGTAGATGTTGAATTAGAAGCTGGATATATCAACTCAGGAATGTACGAAGAAGTTGAAGGTTTAAACCAAATAACAGAAAAGTTTGACTTAAGCGAATCTAAGATTGATGTAGATTTTATTGGTAGCGATAGTCAAAAAGCTTCTCAAGAAAAAAGATTCAATGTTAAAATCTCAATGCACGGTGATGGACAAGCATTTGTAAGTGGCGAACCAAAAGACGTTTGGAAATTTGCTGTAAGTCACTACGGTGATGAAGACGATGCTGCTGATGTACATAAATCATTAGCTAAATCAGTTGGTGTTGTAAAAGAATCTTTAGAAAAAAAAAGTTTCTTAGACGAAGCCAATTTCAAGCCGGGTAATTTAAGACTTAAGAATGGTCAATCTATTAAGTTAGATTTTAAAGATGTTAAGGCTCTTAACGCGATGATGAAAGGATTAAATCCTAAAAATCGTAAAGAGATGGAAACTAGCATGATGAAAGATCAAAAAGGATTTGGCGAAATCTTAAAATTCGCTACTCAGGCAGGAGTTTAAAGAGAATGGCTTGGGTTGACGTACTAGGATCAGAAGACGCAGCCAATGTTTGTGTTTGGGAATATGAAAACACAGCTATAGCTTCAGATACTTATTCAGATGCTAATGGTACCACAGCAAATGGAGTTAGAACATTTACTCCAACTGGTGGTAATGCTCAATACACATATGTTAAGTGTAGAAAAAAGGGGCAGACTACAGAGCGTGGTGAACTGAATAAGAATTACTATGATGCTAGAATATAACGAAAGTTATAAATAAAATAAAGAAATTTTAATTAAGGTGATAATATGCAACTTATTACAGAACTAAATGAGAACCTTGAAGTAATTACTGAAGCTAAAGAGGACGGAACTAAGTCCCACTTTATCGAAGGTATCTTCATGCAAGGCGAT